CCAATTTGAGAATGAGTATGTAGATTGGTTGCCTGGTTTAGAAAAATTCATAACAGGTTATGGTATAGATGCCATTGTACTTTGCAGTATATATTGTTTACCAGATGATGCAGAACGCAGAGCAGAACTATTAAAACTTGCATTAGAACACAATGTAGAATTGCATTTTGCAAACGAACTATGCAGTCTTAGAAGTGAAAAAGATTTACAACACATACAAAAAATATTTGAATTTGTAAATGAAAACACCGCACCTAATATTACACTTGGGTATGAATAAAAGGTTGACATTTACATTAATAAAAGGTATAATAACTGATGAATAAAATATACACAAAACAAACAGATATGTTCGGCGAATTTGAATTAGAAACTAAACCTAATAATAAACTTATTAAACAAAAGTTAGTATCTTATTACAATGAAGGCACACATATTAAAATAACAACAACATCTAGAACTTTTCAAACAGTAACAGGCAGTGAACAAAACCACACTGACGTTGAGGTCTCTGAGATACTTCCTACTAATTTAAAGAAGGTTGAGGACATTTAATGAGAGACATATGGACAGAAAAGTATAGACCTAACAATGTAAACGATTATGTGTTTAGAGATGAAGCACAAAAAGTTCAAGTAAGCAGTTGGATAGAAGAAGGTGCATTACCGCACTTACTATTCAGCGGAGCACCAGGGACTGGTAAAACAACTCTAGCAAAGTTATTGCTACACAGTCTGGGGGTAGACGGTAGTGATATTTTAGAGATAAATGCCAGTAACGAAAACGGCATAGATGTTATCAGAGATAAGATAACAAACTTTGTTAGTACAATGCCTTTTGGAGAGTTCAAGTATGTATTACTTGATGAGGCAGACTATATCAGTCCCAATGGTCAGGCGGCCCTACGTGGTGTTACAGAAATGTATTACACTACTGCAAGGTTTATTTTTACTTGTAACTATCCACAAAGAATTATTCCAGCACTACACAGTAGATGTCAAGGCTTCCACATTGAGAAGTTAGATATGACTGAGTTTACTTCAAGAATAGCAACTATTTGTGTGCAGGAAAATGTTAAGATTGATTTGGAAACATTAGACACTTATGTAAATGCAACATACCCAGATATGAGAAAATGTATTAACTTGGTGCAAATGAATAGTACAACAGGCGAACTTGTTATGCCTGACAAAAGCGATACAGGACAAAGCGATTGGCATTTACAGATGGTGGACTTATTCAAAGCAAAAGAATACAAGAAAGCAAGAGAACTAATAGTAGGACAAGCAAGACCCGAAGAGTATGAGGACATATTTAGATTTATGTATCGCAACTTGGAATTATGGGGAGACACAGAAGCACAACAGATGCAGGCAGTAGTAACAATCAGAGATGGTTTAGTTAAGAGTGTTAGTTGTGCAGATCCTGAAATAAATTTATCAGCAACACTTGTAGAACTTACACAGATAGCAGAAGCATAAACTAAATATACAGTATGAAGTTCCTAGTATTGTCAGATTTGCATTTGAGAGAAACTCGCGCCGGTAGGATTAAAAATAACGGGCGTGGTGTCGGAGCATACTATGTTACTCAAGAAGCAAGAAAGATAGGCATTGATTGTTGTAACATAGACTATTTTTTAGACTGGCCCAGAGACTTATTAGTCAAATGTATTTTGTCTTATTTCAAAGACGAGAAAGAATGTTTAATTGGTTATAGCGGTAGCATTGATGCTAGTGGTACTGACTTCTATAAAGAATTAGTCAAAGAGTTACAGCAAGACATACCTCAGTTGAAAGTTATGCTAGGTGGTTTTAGAGAGCCACAAGGCGATAGTGATTGGGTAGACATATTGCTGATAGGTAGGTGTACAAACATACTGTTAGACTATCTGCAAGGCAAAGACATTAGCAAATATCAAGTGTTTGATAATCCGCCAGGGTATAAAAATCCTGCAGGAGTTATTATAGAACCTCCAGTATACAATATACTTAGAGAAGATGACTTTTGGAGTCCCAACGAATTATTAACTATAGAAACAGCATTGGGTTGTAAGTTTAATTGTAGTTTTTGCGGATATGATTACAGAAACAACAAAAACCCAACACTTAATGGGATAGATAAACTTGTTGAAACAATGCAAACAGCATACGACGTCGCTGGTATTACTAATTTCTTTTTGGCAGACGACACAATTAATGAAGTTGATGATAAACTTTTGTTACTAGGCGAAGTCAAGAAACAGTTGACGTTTGAACCTTGGTTGATGGCATTTGTTAGAATAGACATAATGGGTGCAAAGACTCACCAAATAGATTTATTAAGAGAAGCAAACATACTCAGTCATTTTTATGGTATTGAAACTTTAAATCCTAATATTACAAAAATTATTAGAAAAGGCGGCAAGCCTGAACGTAACATAGATACTATGCGGTTAGTCAAAAAAGAATTTCCAGAAGCATTTACTTATGGCAACTTTATTATAGGATTAACTGGTGACTCTGAAAAAGATATTTGGGATACCGCAAAATTAATTTGTGATGAACAACTGCTAACTGCCGGAGGTACTACTGCTTTGAGACTTTACAGCCAATTACAAAACGATGAAATCAAAAGTGAAATGGATAAAGATCCTGCTAAGTACGGATATGAAATTTTAGAACAAAAAACTATCAGTTGGGATAATATAGGATATGAAAGTGATAATTGGCAAAATGATTGGACCAATAGAACAGATGCAAGTATTTTAAATCATCAAGTAGATGCTTATTATAGAGATAACTTACCAAGCCTCTATACTGCTCACGATTATGCAATGATGAAAACACTTATACCAAATGTTCCTATACCACAATATAACCATATGATGATGTTTGCACAAGGTGTACAAAATGGTATGATGAATCAATACATCTCAAACAAGTCAAAGAGTATGCTATGAAATTTTTAGTATTATCAGACCTACATATCAAGAATACCAAAGCAGGTGATATAAAAAATAACAGCAGAGCCGTTGGTGCATACTATGTTACTCAAGAAGCAAGAAAGTTAGGTATTGATGCTACCAACATAGATTACTTCCTGTCCTGGCCCAAGGACTTACTTGTTAAATCTATGTTGACTTGGTTCGGCGATGAGGAAGAATGTTTGATTGGTTACAGTGGCAGTATTGATGCTAGTGGCAGAGACTATTACAAAGAACTTGTAGAAGAATTACAAAAAGATATACCTCAACTCAAAGTTATGTTGGGAGGATTTAGAGAACCTCAAGGTGATGAAAGTTGGGTAGATATAATGCTGATAGGCAGATGCACAAACATATTGTTAGCATATTTACAAGGCAAAGACATTAGCAACTATCGAGTATTTGAGAATCCACCTTGTTATAAAAACCCAACAGGCGTAATAATGGACGACCCTGTTTATAATGTAATAGAAGAAAACGACTTTTGGCAACCACAGGAGTTAATGACAATAGAGACTGCATTAGGGTGCAAGTTCAATTGCAGTTTTTGTGGATACGATTATAGAAACAACAAAAACCCACAACTGAATACTGTGGATAGATTGGTTGAAACAATGCAAACGGCTTATGACAAAGCAGGCATAACAAACTTCTTTTTGGCAGACGACACTATCAACGAAGAAGATGCAAAATTACAATTACTTGTAGATGCAAAACGGCAGTTGACATTTGAACCTTGGCTTATGAGTTTTGCTCGTATGGATATTATTGGTGCAAAACCTCATCAAGTAGACCTAATGAACGAATCCAGATTGCACGGATTATATTTTGGTATAGAAAGTATGAACCCTGCCGCTACCAAGATGATTCGTAAAGGTGGTAAGCCTGAAAAAAATTATGATACCTTAAGATTAGTAAAACGTGAAATGCCAGATGCTTTTACATATGGTAACTTTATTATAGGGTTAAGTGGAGACTCAGAACAATCTATTTGGCATCACGCAGAACGTATAGTAAACGAGCAACTTTTAACCAGTGCTGGTGCATTTACATTGAGATTATACAGTAAGTTAGAAAACGAAGAAATTAAAAGTGAGTTTGATAAAGATCCTGAAAAATACGGATACACTATTTTACCTGATGAACAAAACTACGAAGATTTAAAATTAGGGTATGGCAGTGACTATTGGGAAAACGAGTGGACTAATAGAAATCACTCAAGGGATATAAACTCCAAAATAAATGCCTATTTTTCAAAGAATCTAACAAGTCTTTATTCTGCACACGAAATATCCAGTATGAAAGCACTTATTCCAAATATGAAATGGGCAGAATATAACAATATGATTATGTTTGCCCAAGGCACACAGGACACAATGATGCAAAAATATATCAAAGAGAAGTCAAATTGGTTATTGACATAAGATACATTTTACTGTATAATACCAATTATGACAAACGATTTTCATCCAGACGAAATAAAGAATAGCAAACGTATTCAAAAAAGTGCTACTCCAAAACAAGACCTTAGTTGGTATGTAAAATGGACTGCCAGTTGCTTTATACTTGCAAGTATGAGCATAAGAGGTATTCCAGAACCGTCATACTTACAATTATTAGACACAGTATTAAGTCTTATAGGTGTAACAGGTTGGATGATTGTTGGTTTGTTATGGAAGGACAGAGCATTAATATTACTTAATGGTGTCGGTATTGTGTTGTTCATTAGAACACTTATCACAGAGTATATGATATAATGGAAAAGTCATTTAAGGAAGAAGTTAATAAACTTGATCCTATGAGCAAGGCTGGACGTCTTGCGATGGAACTAAATGCAGAAAGAAGTCGTCTTAAGAAAGAGATGGATGAACTGCAAGAGCAAGTTGATATATTCTCACCAAGTACCCCAACAGGCGGATTGGATAGTTATATCAAATGGTTGGCAACAACACTTGCTGTATTAGGAGTGTTTTTACAAAGTGCAGATTTTTTAACACTAGGTAAAGTTGCTTATGCTCTCAGTTCTATTGCTTGGGTATATGTCGGTCATTGTTGGAATGATAAAGCAATTATGATAGGTAGTGCAATAACAGGCACAGCAGTATTAATGAACTTAGCAGAGGTTATACGATGACTGATGTTAAGATAGGTATAATAGGAAAAGGTTTCGTAGGCGGTGCAGTAGCCAATGGGTTTAATACTGATACCGTTAAACAGTTTGTGGTGGATCCTAAAATTTCAGAGGACAACACAATTGATAAACTTGTCAATGACTTTGATCCACCACTCCTTTTTGTATGTGTGCCTACTCCACAACGTGATGAACAATACGATGTAGATGTCAGTATAGTGCAAGAAACACTCGTAGAACTGCATAATCAGTCGTATAAAGGCGTTGTTGTGATAAAGAGTACTATTACACCACATCACTTAACAACGTTTAAAAAGGACTTTAAATTGCGTATAGTTTACAATCCAGAGTTCCTCACAGAAGCAAATGCACACGATGATTTTATAAATCCAAATATGCAAGTGTTAGGTGGCAAATGGAAAGATTGTGATTTTGTTGAAAAAGTATATCATAGGCACAGCAATGTAAAAGTTGTTCCTACTTTTAAAGTAGACTTAATCACAGCAAGTCTTATTAAGTATACTATTAACAGTTGGTTAGCAACCAAAGTTATTTGGTTTAATGAATTAGCAAAATTATATGATGTAAGTGGTGCAAGAGCAAGTTGGGAACAATTTACAGATATGTTGACTAGAGATCCACGTATGGGCAACAGTCATATGAAAGTACCAGGCCCTGATGGCAAATATGGATTTGGAGGACATTGTTTTCCAAAAGACACAAAAGCATTATTGCACTATTCTAAAATGTTAAAAGCAGAACTAAAATTACTAGAAAAGGCAATCAAAACTAATAACAATTTAAGAGACGAATAATAAATATAACATCAACCAAGGAGCAAAATGGCAAAAGCAAGTAGAAGAAAGGCAAACAAATCATTAATTAACGGCAACGGAAGAAAGTGTTCTTCGACTGGTGTTGGTGGTAGAGGACGCAGAGTAAAAATTGCAATGTCTACTATGAACAAAAGTAAAAAACGCTCTATGGCAATTAATAGAGGACAAGGGAGATAACTATGCCAACAAAATTTTCAGCAACACAAAAAACAGTAGCACGTGGTACAAAAACAGTTGTTACACAAAACTTTTATATTAAGAATACTTCCAAAGAAGAATTAATAGAATATATTAACAACGGGCAAAAGCCTAAAATCAAGCAGAAATGCCGTAACGAATTAGCACGTAGGGGCATTGAAATAGTATGGGTGGATAAAAACGCCAACAGTGAATAACTTCGAAGAAATCAAAGACACGTTAGAAATATTAGAGGAAGATTTAGACAAGTACGAATTTATAATGAGTTTGTCAGATTGTCTTCCTCAGTTTGACCAAACTAGATGTACAGACGAATACAGAGTGTATGGCTGTCAAAGTAAAGTTTGGTGTTACAAAGATGAAATATCTAAACGGTTTACATTCTTTACAGAAAGCAAATTAGTAGGAGGACTACTACATATTTTGCTAGTAAGATTCCAAGATGAAAAAGTTTTTAATGAAAATGACTTTGACGTTTTTATGAGTCAATTGCCTTTTGGGAATAAGATTACTATGCAAAGACAAACAGGTTTGGAGTCTGCTTTTAAACGTATTTCACACCTATCAAGTGGTATCTAAACTCAGTACCAAAATTCACAGCAGAATGATAATTTGAAGTATTAACTTCATATGCCTTCCCAACTTCCATATGATATGACCTAACAATACTTTGTGTATTTGCTTCAGGTCTACCATTCCAAAATTGAAAGAAACATTGTTCATTTGTAACCATAGGTATATGTACTCTTATGTTTGACACATTGCCTTGATTAGGCTTTGAATCTTGATGTACATTGTATATACGTTTGCCCGGAATACACAATACTCTCCATCTGTAATACTCTGGATATTGTGAAATTAAATCTTCGTAATAAGTTCCTTTAAGACTATTGTTCAACACACTCAGTTGGGACTCTTGCACAGACAAGTCAGCAGTCTTTTGTGTGGAGTATGTCCAATCATCTTCGCCATCTAAACTGGTTATACTTACTGCTGGAAAAGGATTAGATAAATCAAACTTGTCTTCTATAAGTTTGTATGCTTCTACTATCTTATCACAGTCTATATTGTTATTGAGTTCTTTTATCATTCCCAAGTATTTAGCCACCACATAAATACTACACAATGGATTTAGAAGCAATAGCAAAAGAAATAATAAGTACAGAACCTGAGTTTAAACCATTAGGGTTTGTACATAGCCACATCAAGCAAAACAAAAGTGAGCCTTTAGTGGCTATCAAAAGTGCTGTGGATCGTATGAGCGAACTATACGACTTAGAGCAACATCAAGTACGTCCTGTAAGTGATATTATTCTACGACTTCTGTGTGATACAGACTAAGCACATCTTCTATCACAGGGTGTCGTTTAATATCTCTAGCATCAAATTCAATTAAACTAATCTTACTTGTTGCTGAACCTCTTAATCTATTACAAAAGTCTTTTAAACCATTTTGTTCAAAACCTCTGTCGTGCTGTTCTAAGTCACCAGTAACAATCATCTTACTGCCGTTACCTATTCTTGTCATAAGCATTTTAAATTGAGAAGGTGTTGCATTCTGCATCTCATCAGCAATAATAAATGTGTTTTTAAAAGTTCTACCTCTCATATATGCCAATGGTGCAACTTCTATTTTGCCCATCTCTAGCATATATTCAATTTCTTTTAGATTGAAATGTTCTTCGAACACATCGAATATTGGTCTGGTCCACGGAGCCATTTTCTCTACCAGATTGCCTGGTAAGAATCCGTGTTGCTCATCTACGGAGACTGCTGGTCTCGTAATCACTATTTTACTAACTTCCTTGGACACGAACGCCTTTATAGCACTCTTTGTCGCCAAATACGTTTTACCCGTTCCCGCAGGTCCAATTGCTAACACTATGTCTTTTGCCGTGTCTTGTATATCTGCTACTAATTTATCTTGGGTAATTGTTTTTGGTACTACTACGACATTCGCTGTCGATAATGCTACGTGGTTATAATTTTGCATACTTAAAGTATCTCCTTGGTTGTTGTTATAAAAGTTTCGAACTCTTTTTTTGAATTCTCTGTTCTTGCGTGATTTTCTGGACATAATAATCTCCTTTGTTTCGCCATAAAAAAACCGTTAAGAAAGGCGTCTCTCTTCACGGTTATTAAGAAATTTGTGTGTTTACAAACTGTAATGTAATTATTTTTCACTACAATAATATTTATTTCTTTTCCGTGTCATTTAACACTACTGTTAAAAACAGATAAATACTTATGGAGACAAAACTTATGCCTAAAGAATATAACACTTTACTATTAAACAATACTGTAAAGAACTTGCACGAAGATAACAAAATGTTAGACCTTTTAATCGAGTTTGAAGATGTATTAGATAAAATTAACCTATATGCTTACAAGAACTGGAGCAAAGGTGTAGTTGTAGAAGGACCAAACACATCTAGGTACTGGGTAGACGTTACATTGATGTATGACAAGAAGTCTATGCCAGATCCAAGTGCTGTGGAAAGACTACTGTTAAAAGATTGTAAAATCAAATGGACAGAAGATGTATTCAAATCTGCAAGACGTGTAAAAACACCTGAAGATTTTGAAACAGTTACAAGGAATGGCAGAATATTTAGAAGAAGCAAAATTGACGAAAGTCCTATTTGGTTAGTAAATATTAGAATGCCACGTAAGTTTATTGAGGACACCAAAGAAGATATCATTCAATACTCAATGAGTCAAGCCGTTGGAGCAGATGATATTCCAGCATTAGAAGATACTATAGAACCACAAGGAGATACAGGTGCCATTGGACAGTAGATATAGTTTACAACACGGTGACCTAAAAGATTTAGTAGTCCCTAAAATTAGTATTGATGAATTTAATCCTAAGACAGGCGAAGCAAAAGATGTTATTGTTACTGCTTTTTATATGTCTGAAAAAGCACCAGCAGAAGATTTAACACAGTTTATTGAAACTGGAGCATACGAAACGTTAGATGTAGAAACATCTCCAAATCCAGATGACGACGGCAATCATTTAATCTTTATTGAAATGAAAAGAGATGAAGATTTTATGGAAAAATTAAAAGGCATAGTAGAAGATGTTGAAAACTTAGTAGGGTCAAATAATTACAAAGTTAAAAGTTACTTTGCAGAAGAGTCATACAGTATCAGTGATCCAGCATTAGGCTCATTTGTTATAGTAGATCCGTCACAGTATATGACCAAAGAAGAATTTACAAAAGCACAGGAAAGTAAAAAAGTGGAAAAAGAAAAATTAGATGTAGTAAACTTTATAAAAGACAGTTATATAAACAAATTGGGAATGGAAGATAAAATTTTAGAATTTACATCTTCTAACGGTGTACAGAAATTTGATATGCTTAACTTTGGTAAAGCAGTTCTAGATGAGTATGCACAAAAACCAATCTTAGTAAACAGTATTGAAGATAACAAACTTCAGCACAGTTTGGGCAGACACTGGTCCGTTAACAAACTAAGTACAGATGTTGTGGCAATAAGTAAAACTGGTTGCGATGATATATTAACCTTGAGAAGAAGATGAGAGACACAGTACTAGAAGTTTTAACACACCATTTCGGTGATAAAACATTAGAAGATAACACAAATCTTGTAGACGAACTAAATGCAGACGAATATGATTTAGTTGAAGTCAGCATCATATTAGATGAAAAATTAAACATTTCTTTAGACGAAGAAGCAATTCTAGATATTAAGACTGTGGGCGACCTTATTAAATTAGTAGAGTCCAATGTTCAGTCAACTTAAATTAATCATAATGGGTATAGCAGTCCTTGGTGCAATGGGAGGACTTATGTATGTCAAACATTTACAATCAGAAAACGAAATTCTTACACTTAACAATGCTAAATTAGAAGGTGCTGTTGCTGAACAGAAAAAAGTTATTGAGCAACAATTAAAAGATATTGCACAAATCAGAGATATCAACAAACAACTACAAGCAAAAAATCAAAAACTCACAGCAGACTTAAACGTTGCTAATGAAAAGTTTAACAAAGTAAATGCTTCAGGTGAAAGAAGAGACATTGGTAACTTAGCAGTAAGTAAACCTAGAAGTGTAGAGATTATAGAAGGTAGAAGAGAAAAACAAAGAGCAAGGTGTTTTGAAATAGCACAAGGCTCGCCACTAACAGAGGAGGAATTAAATGCAACTAAGAAATCGCAAATTAATGCAGAATGCCCTAATATTGCCAATCCTGATTACGTTCCTTATTAGTGGATGTAGCACAACAAAAGGTCTACAAGTTATGACAACTGAAGTAGAACGTGTGAGGTTGGATTTAGACCTTCCTCCAGTTGTAGTATTAGAACAAATAGACTGGAAAGTAATTACAGAAGGTAATCAAGAACAAGTGTTTGCAGAACTTAAAAAAGCAAACATAGATCCTGTATTGTTTTCTTTAACAGATGAAGATTATGAATTGTTACAAAAGAACAATGTGCAACTTAGAAATCAAATTGTTAGACTAGTAGCACAACTCAAAGCATACAAAGAATATTACGAGCCTAAGTCACAGCAAAAAAATAGTAAAAGCGATAAGCCTTTTACAGACACAGAGTTCGAACCAGTGGACTTCAATTCTAAGAAAGATTAGTAATTTTTTAAATAAGTATAGTATATGAAATATACTAATCTGCAATTACAAAGCAAAATTAATAGACCAGGTAAAACAGGTGTTGACTGGTTTATATTCTTCTGTTTGATTAGAAATTACAAAAACGAACCAATGTGTGATGTAGGTGCTGGTGCTGGAGGTAGTACGTTTCCTATGTTGGATTTTTCAAATGATATCACAATCGTTGATAACTGGCAACAAGGATGGACCAAAGAAGCAGTACTGGATCAATTACTGGATGATGACTATAAAAAGATAACATTTGTTGATAAATCCACAGATGAATTAAAGCCAAAGGATTTAAAGAAATATAAACTTACACATTTAGATGCTGACAAAACATCAGGTGCAACACTTAATACATTAAGAAAGTTCAGCAAAATTACAGAAGAGATTATTGTAATAGACGATTATATGAACTCAGTATGGCCCGAAGTAACAGAAGGTGTTGATGCTTTTATACGTGATAATTTAAATTGGCGTAAACTTATTTTAGGTAATCATCAATTGGTATTAATTAAAAAAGGTGTAGCAGTAAATATAGATTACATACTGTTTCATTTGCCTGTAATTCAACATACCAACTATTGGGGTTTAACATATGGAGAATTTAAACCTCAAAAAATATTAGATAGTATGATTGAAAATGGCAAACTTACTTACAGTTGGCATAATGTAATGGATCAATCAGAATCATATGATTCTTGACTTTACATAGATTAGTTGCTATAATAAACCAATGGACCACTATCAAACTTTAGGCATATCTAAAAATGCCACTCCAAAGGAGATTAAACAAGCATATCGCAAACTTGCGAGTAAACACCACCCTGACAAAGGCGGCGATACTGAACAGTTCAAAAAGATTCAAGTAGCATACGACACAGTTAGTGATCCAAAGAAGAAACAAGAATACGATAACCCTAGTCCATTCGGTGGCGGAAGTAATCCTTTCAGCGATATATTCAGTGATGCATTTAGTGATATTTTTGGGGGCAGAGGTCAACAAAGAAATTATAGACAACGTTTTCAGATAACAGTACAAATAGATATACAAGAAGCATACTTAGGTTGTACTAAAACTATAAACGTAGATGGGCAAGAATTAGAACTGAATATACCACAAGGATTCCCACACGGTGCAAGTTTGAATTTTCCAGAGTTTAAGCCAGGTGGTGATTTGTTAGTACAAATTACTTATAGACGTTCAGACACTTTTGTTAGAGACGGAGATGATTTGTATGCTAGGATGAGTGTGGATGTAATAGATGCCATTTTGGGTGGTAAAATAGAAATTAGAAATTTAGATAACAAAGTTTATGAAGTCAAAGTACCAGTCGGAACACAACACGATTCCAGAATAAGATTATCTCAAAAAGGATTTGTAAATCCACAGAATGGAAGAGTAGGTGATTTGTATATCATAGTAAATATTACTATACCCAAAAACATCACTCAAGAGCAACGACAATTACTAGAACAGTATAGAAATCAGTTTAAAGAATACAAATAACAATAAGGAATTAAATAGTATTATGGAACACATAGTATCATCAGCAAGTACAGAAGCATCTAACAGAGGACACGAGTATGTCACTTTGGAACACGTTCTGTTTATACTTTTAAAAAATGAGCAAGTTAGACAGTTATGTTTAGGTGTCGGTGGAGACTTAAAAACATTAGATTCTGATATAGAAGAATATTTAAATAACACAGATTACAACGGACTTAAAAGTGAGGGCGGTAGCACAGGCACACCTAGACCCACAACATCTGTAGAAAGAGTTTTACAAAGAGCATTTACGCAAGTTGTATTCACAGGTAGAGAAGAAATTACAGAACTAGATGTATTAATCAGTTTGTGTAGTGAAAAAGAAAGCCAAGCAAGTTATTTCCTACAAGCAAATAATGTAAACAGAACAGTACTAGTAAATGCAGTTGTTAGTGAAGATGCTAACGGCGAACTAGATGGAAGTTTCCTCAAAAACTTAAATCAAGAAGTTATAGACGGCGGTGTTGATCCGCTAATTGGCAGACACGAAGAAGTCAGAGAAGTAGTAGAAGTACTTGCTAGACGTAAGAAAAATAATTGTGTGTTAGTTGGAGAACCAGGCACAGGTAAAACTGCTATTGCAGAAGGTATTGCTTACAGAATTGTAAACAAGGATATACCTGAAGCATTACAAGGCAAACAAGTTTACAATTTAGACATTGGCTCAATGGTTGCTGGTACTAAGTTTAGAGGCGACTTTGAAGAACGTATGAAGAATGTGCTGGAAGGATTAGAAGGCAGAGATGATGTCATATTGTTTATAGATGAGATACATCAGATTATGGGTGCCGGTAGTGCAGGAAGTAGCAGTTTAGATGTTGCTAATATTTTAAAGCCAGTTCTGGGCAAAGGCAAACTTCAAACTATTGGTGCAACTACTCCAGATGAATTTGCAAACAGTTTTGAAAAAGACAGAGCATTAATGCGTAGATTCCAAAGATTAGAAGTTGAAGCAATGAATATTTCAGACACCATTGAAGTGTGTAAAGGATTGCAACCTCTCTTTGAAGACTACCACGGTGTGATGTATGATGAAGGCACTATAGAAAAGATTGTTACTTTGTCAGAACAATATATCAAAAACAAAGCATTGCCAGACAAAGCAATTGATGTACTAGACCAAGCAGGTGCAGTTAGTAAATTAGATAAAGTACCTAATGTGTCTATGGAAAATGTATTTCAGCAAGTTGCTAAAATATCAAAAGTAAGTAAAGATATGTTAGATGTATCACAGAAAGACAGTTATAAAACATTAGATGCTAGAATAAAAGACAAAGTGTTTGGACAAGATGATGCAATAGATAAGATGGTAGAAAGCATACTTGTTAGCAAAGCAGGACTAAGGGAACACGATAAACCCATTGGTAGTTTCTTATTAGTAGGCCCAACTGGTGTTGGTAAAACAGAAACAGCAAAACGACTTTCAGAGTGTCTAGATGTTGAGTTGGTAAGATTTGATATGTCAGAGTATATGGAAAGGCATAGTGTAAGTAAATTGATTGGTGCTCCTCCTGGTTATGTAGGACACGCAGAAGGCGAACTAGGACAAGGACTGTTATTATCAGAAGTTGAGAAACACCCTAACTGTATTTTACTACTAGACGAAGTAGAAAAAGCCGCACCAGAAGTATTAAATGTGTTGTTACAAATAATGGACGACGGTAGACTTACAGGTAGTACAGGTAAAACAGTTTCCTTTAATAATGCGATATTGCTAATGACAAGTAACTTAGGTGCCGCTGATGCAGAAAAACTCAAAGTAGGTTTCGGAGAACAAAAGAAGAAAGATACAGATGTCAAAGCAGTTAAAACTTTCTTTACTCCAGAGTTTAGAAACAGAATAGATTCAGTAGTCAAGTTTAATAAACTGGGTATGGATCAAATGTATATGATTATAGACAGGCTTATAGATGAAACAAATGAACTGCTACAGGGCAACGATAAAGACATTAGAATTGTGTTTACTCCACTTGCTACAGAAGAACTAGCCAAAGCAGGATACGAGCCTACAATGGGTGCTAGACCCCTTAAAAGAGTGTTCGAAGAGAAGGTTAAGAAGCCTTTAAGTAAAAAGATTATTTACGAAGAAGCAGAACACAAAGACTTTGTCATAGATTATAAAGACGGAGATTTTGTAATTGGCTAATCAAATTAAAGCATTAGGATTTGTGTTACACTCTATTCCAGTAGAGCCTATGTACAAAAAAGAGTATGGGCATTACCCATATAAAGTTATTATAGACGGCAGTAGAATTATAATAAACAGTATTACAGGCGAGGAAGAAGGAGACTATGATTCATTTATGCACGACAACGAGGACCATACGTTAACCACTATACATCACAAAATTGCTAAATTCTTAGGTGAAGTGAGACACGCAAATAATGATTACTGGTTTACACACAGACACGATGTTTTTAGACAACGTTGGGAAAAAGACAGAACTATTTGGTTTACTGATGCCGACCACCTTAAAGATTTTGTGGAACAGTTCCACAGGTTCGTTAAACGTATTTGTGGACCCAGAGAAGATTTAGAAGCAGAAGTATTACAAGATACCGAGGTTGCACTACGTCCTAACCTATGGTTGAATAAATATAGATATAAAATAGAATTTACACCAGAATATTATGCTAAACGTACAGATTTATCTGAACAGAGCAAACAAAAATTCAAGTCACTGCTTAATAGATTAGGTGGTAGATGTGGTAAAAAAGAATACTTCACTGACACATATAGAGGTTGGCGAACAAAAAGAATTCTGTATGTGAATGATAAAAAAGATTTAGGGATAGTTACTTTGAGTTTAGGCGGAAAAGTAAAGTCAGTAACAAAGGCAGTCCTTTACGAAGATTTTAAGGAGAAATAATGTTTTTTAGAAAAGATACAAAACTGGATAGAGAAGCAGTTTTTGAACAATTAAAAATAGATGAAGGAGTAGTAAATGAAGTATACTTGGATCACCTCGGATATCCAACATTTGGTGTTGGGCATTTGGTATTAGAATCAGATCCTGAATATGGACAAGAAGTTGGTACACCTGTGGACGAAGACAGAGTTAAAGAATGCTTTGAAAAAGATTTAGACACAGCAATAGCAGAATGCGAACTATTATACGAAGAAGGTGTATTTGGAGATTTACCAGACGAAGTACAACAAATCCTAGTCAATATGATGTTCAATATGGGCAGAACACGTTTAAGTAAATTTAAGAAAATGCACGCCGCAATCATTGAAGAAGATTGGAATACAGCCGCAGTAGAAGGCAGAGATAGCCGTTGGCACAAACAGGTAACTAACCGTGCTGAACGTTTAATGGAACGTCTCGAGAAAGTATAAGTTAGATAAATACTTGTATGCCAGCACGATATTCAGTAGAAATTTTAGAAAACACCAATTCAGAAATGAATAAAACCGGTGAGAAAGTAAAAGCAGATAGTTATTACGGCTATACTGACGGTATTCACACCGTTGCAGTCAACTACTCCGCTTTTAGAGGCGTACTAAAAATTCAAGGCACATTAAGTTTAAATCCTGCAGAAACAGATTGGTTTACAATTAGAGAAATAACTAAACCTGTTTCAGGAACAACTGGAGTTACACTTTCTGAAGCATACACGTTCACAGGTAACTATGTTTACCTTAGAGTTATAATGGATCGTTCAGCACTTGGCGATGGCAGTACATATGACTCTAGTTATGGTGCAATTGGCAGGGTCCTACTGAACAATTAAAAAATTTCCTTTAAAGCATTAGATGATAAATAGTTATTAAGTATTACTATAGGATTTTTTTATGCCAAATATTACAGGAGACCAATTAACCTTTAATATAGATAGTATCTCGGATAACCAGATACTAGTATATGACGGGTCATCAGGCATTTTTGTTGCTCAAGACAGTTTAAGTTCAAACGCAAATGCGGCAGTGGCTAGTGCCAGCAACGTAGGAGCATCAGGAGTTGGCGTCTTTAAAGAAAAAGACGGCTCAGTTCTTAAATTTAAAAACATTGCACCAGGCACAAATACCACAGTAACAGAAGATGTAGCAAATGGCTTAATCAAAGTTAATGCCACACAATATTCACCCACTGCTCCTTTTCAACTACACAATAATAACGGAAACGTATTTGTAGCACAAGGACAAAACTACGGAGCAAATGCCAATGTTGCAGGGTTTATAGGTGTGCAAAGCAGTAACAGTTACGGCACTTATAGTGATTCAACAACCTTTGACGGACACACAAGATTCAGATTAGGTTCAAACGATTTAGTTGATGTTGAATTAACATCAGCACACGGACTTATATTATCCACAGCACAAAATTCAGATGGACATATCCAACTAAGAAGTAATACTAATATTGAATTTTATGCTCAAGGCAGTTTAACAACAAATCCAGACTTAGAAATTACAGGTGCTGGTGCATTAAAAATTGGTAACAGTTTTACAATGCCAACAGCAGACGGTACAAGTGACCAAGTACTTTCAACATATGGTAACGGTGTTGTACATTGGAAAACTATCACAGTACCTAGTTTTACAGAATCAAGCATATTAGCAAAAACTGTTAGACTTGACCAAACAAGTGTACCTACAGTAACAAACAGTTACGATATAGGTTCAACCACAAGACAATTTTATGAAGTACACGCAAACTACTTCAAAGGACAGGCTGACACAGCCATCCAAATATATAACAACACTAACGGTACAGTATTAGATGACAGTTACATTTTAGGATTGGCAACAAATTCCAGTAACCTAAGTGGTCTAACTGATGCCGGAGTGGCAAGAACAAATTTAGGTGTCTATAGTAAAGCAGAAGCAAACGCATTAGTGAGTGGGGCAACACAAACTAATTCATTTGTAAGACTTACAGACGGCACAAACACGGCGTCCGCGGCAAACACAAATGATGTGTTTACAATTACAGGCGGAAATGATATCACAGCAACAATAAATGCTGGAACTAAAACACTAACAATTGATAGTACTGCTACACCGCAGAATGCGTTCAAACACGTTTTTGTAAGTGGACAAAATACTATTAGTGCAGACAGTAGTGCAGACGGACTTACATTTGCGGCAGGCTCAGGTATACAAATTACAACCGATGAAGGAACTGACACTATCACAATCACCAACTCAGGTGGTGGCGGTGGCGGTGGAGCCACTGAAGCATTTAAAAATATTGCTGTAAGTGGACAAACCACAATCGTTGCAGATGCATCAGCAGACACAGTAACATTTGTTGCTGGTACTGGTATGACAATTACCACAGACGATGCAAACGATAGTGTTACATTTAACAGTTCAGGCAGTTTTACAACTTCAGATGTAGATGCACATTTAAATCAAAGTAACCCAACAAGCGGTTATGTATTAAGTTGGAACGGCAGTGACTATGCTTGGGTAAGTAACGCAGGGTACACAGATGCAGATGTCGATACTCATTTAAACCAAAGTGGTGCAAGTGCTAGTCAAGTATTAAGTTGGAATGGGAGTGATTACGCCTGGGTTGCACAATCAGGTGGAGTAGCATTAACAGATTTAAGTGTTACTACAGCAAGTGCAAGTGGCGGCGGAACTTTATCATACAATAACAGTACTGGTGCATTTACTTTTGCTCCAGCAGACTTAACAGGATATCAAACAACAGCAGGATTAGATGCAGGTATTAATACACATCTAAATCAAAGTACTGCGGCATCAGGCGAAGTATTAAGTTGGAATGGATCTGACTATGATTGGATAGCACAAACAGATGCTCAGGCTTTAACATATGATTCAGGCACAGGTAACCTTTCTATCTCAGGTGGTAATACAGTTGATTTAAGCAGTTTATTAGATAATGTTGATGCTCAGGTTTTATCAATTAGTGGAAACACTATTAGCCTAACAGGACAAAGTGGTAATGTAGATTTAACAAGTTTATTAGTAGCAGGTAATTATGATAATGCAGATGTAGACGCACACCTTAACCAAAGTAATCCAACTTCAGGATATGTATTAAGTTGGAACGGCTCAGATTATGCTTGGGTAGACAATGCTGGATTTACAAATACAGATGTTGATAGTCACTTAAACCAAAGTAATCCAACTTCAGGATATGTATTAAGTTGGAATGGCAGTGATTACGCCTGGGTTGCACAAACATCAAGTTATGGCGATAGTGATGTTGGAACTTATTTAACAGCACAAGGATTTGATACAAAAACAAATATTATTGCAGAAATAACAGATAGTGCGCCAGCAACATTAGATACATTAAACGAATTAGCGGCGGCGTTAGGCGATGATCCTAACTTTGCTACAACAACAACTACATCTTTAGGAAATAGATTAAGAATAGATGTAAACAATCAAAATTTAAGCACTTCTGAAAAGTCTAATGCAGTTACCAATTTAGGATTACACACAGTAGCATCAAGTGGTGCGTACAGTGATTTATCAGGTACACCTACATTAGCCACAGTGGCAACAAGTGGTGTATTTACAGATTTAACAAGCAGACCTACTATAACATTAAGTGGTAACGACTTAACATACGATGGCACAACAATTGACTTAACAAGTGTTGGTGCAACTGGTCCACAAGGTAATACAGGTGCTCAAGGACCGCAAGGTGCTCAAGGTGATACAGGTGACACTGGTACAACAGGTATAGGCATTACATCAACAGCATTGGTAAGCAGTAATTTAACTATAACATATTCAAACAGTTCTGTACAAGATTTAGGAAACGTTAGAGGACCAGTAGGCCCACAAGGTATTCAAGGACCACAGGGTAATGTAGGTGCAACTGGACCAGCAGGGTCAAATGGTAGTGACGGAGCCGATGGTGCAGATAGTACTGTAGCAGGACCACAAGGACCACAAGGTGCAACTGGTGTTAGTGTAAGTAGTGCGGCATTATCAGGCGACAATTTAACTTTAACACTAAGTAACTCAACAGTACTTACAGCAGGTAATGTTAGAGGCCCAGTAGGACCAACAGGTGCTCAAGGACCACAAGGTGATGCAGGTGCCGACGGAGCCGCAGGAGCCGTAGACCAAACATTAAGTGCAAGTGGTAATGTAATTACAATTAGTGGTAACAACGACACAGTAGATTTAACTACTATGTTGGCACCATACAGCAAAACAGATACTGATGCACAAGACTTAACAATAAGTGGCAACGTAATCAGTTTAACAGGACAATCAGGTAATGTTGACTTAACAAGTTTATTAGTAGCAGGTAATTACGATAATGCAGACGTAGACGCACATTTAAATCAAAGTAATCCAACAAGTGGGTATGTATTAAGTTGGAATGGATCTGACTACGCCTGGGTAGCACAGTCAGGTGGCGGTGGTAGTATGTCTGATGTAGTAGATGATACTAGTCCGCAACTAGGTGGAGCATTAGATGTTAATGGACAAGACATTGTTTCCACAAGTAACGGCGATATAGATTTAGATCCAAACGGATCAGGTGTTGTAGTATTCAAAGGTAATGCTACAAAAGGTGCAGGACAGTTTAAATTAAATTGTGAGAATAACTCACACGGTATAACAATTAAAGGACCACCACATAGTGCGGCGGCAAGTTATACTTTAACATTACCAAACAATGATGGTGATGCAGACCAAGTTTTAAAAACAGACGGTAGTGGCGGACTAAGTTGGGTTGACCAATCCGGTGGCGGCGGTGGTAGTGTTACCAGAGCAACACATTGGGAAGAATTTAGAGTAGATTATGATTCAGGTGATAATAGTGTGTCGGGTAACGCAAACGTTTCTGCAGGTATTAGCAGTATTATTTTTAGTGGATATGATGCTACTATAGACTTTACAGGTTATGACCAACCACCACTAAGTATTGTATTATATGGTTACGATGCTCAGAACAACAAGTATTATGTTACTCATTGTGACCAAAACAACAGAGCCCAAGTGGCAGGTAACGGATCAGCAGGATCTCCTACAGCATTCACAGACTTCAGCAGTACGACTATTACAGTTAATGTAAATCTAACCAATACAGGTGGACAACGTGATCCAGGTGGCTTTGGTCAACCAGCAGTTGCTTCGCATACTTGGGTTAGATTTATAATGGGCGACTAAGCGAATGACGTATAAGACTAGCGGAATAGGATTAAACATACCCCCAAAAGTACTAAGTGTATCAGTAACTAATGTAACTGGTACAACTTATTGGCCTCACAATGATGGTGCAGGAGATAGATGGTGGGAAAGTGGTAGTTCTCCCAAGTTTTATAAATGGACAGTCACAATGACTGTTACAGCAACCGCACACGGTTCTCACTTAACCAGAGATGATTTTCAATATAATGGATTAGATGTCACCGTTGGTGATTGGATAGCAGACGTTACAGGTGGTAAGTGTTTAAAAATTGTTGGTATTAGTTCAAAGACATCAAGTGCAGTTACTTGTGAAGTTGAAGACTGGTTAAGGTACAATACATTTAACAGTTCAGGTGGAACTGGAGTATTTGGTAACGGTGATGCCGTTGTGTTCAATATCAACGAAGATGGTTTACCTATGTTAGATCCATTTCCAGACACTATAGCAAGTTACAGTTTTTACCCAAATGTAATGGGAAGATTCCAATACCTAAATCCACAACACAATTACGTTTTAGACAAAACAGCACACGGCTTTGCAAAATCAGATGTGATTGCAGTAGCAAATGACGGATCATATGTTAAAGCAAACAGTTTGAATTTAAGTAAAACATTTGGTATAGTTACAGAGGCAGGCCCAGGACCTAATCAGTTTATTGTACAACCGTTTAACAAAGTTGTTGACTTCAATCCAGCATTACCAGGTACCGCAGGTAGTTACATTTACGCAGACACAGACGGAGATTTAACTACTACAGATACAGGTAAAGTTGTATTCTTAAAAATTAAAGATGCTGTATCTAGTTCAGCAATAGGCTCAGTTGGTAATCCTACTTTAAGTGGTTCGGCTAATGTAGCCGTGAACAATATAGATATTACTTTTAGCACAGGTGCTAATATTACTACAATTCAAAGTGGACTTAATGCCCAAACATCAGCGACAAGTGTAGTAGCAAGTACAGTAGTTGATGCAACAACTGTTACGGCTTCGACTGGTGCAAGTGGGTTGAGTTATGGTGTTATTGGTAGTTATGTTGACGGTGGATCGGCTCCACAAGCCAACATATCAAGTGGCAGTGGTAATACCACAATAACATTTACTACTACAACAGCGGGTCAAGCCGCAAGTTTTACAGGTATTGCACTAGCAGAAGATTTCGTTACAGACATCAATGCCGCAAATATACCTAATCTAACAGCAACAGCAATTGGCTCAGGCTCAGGAGCAAGTTTCAGTCTCACAGAAGCAAACGGTAATGCAATAAACATTTATCCTATTACTAGTGATAAAAATGGTAATCCGTTTGTGGGTGGCTCTGCTAATACTTCAGGTATAGTTGCTACCACATCAGCCAGTACTGCTCAGAAACTAAAACTTACTAGAGCAGACGGTGGAGAGATTTTACTGTTTGATAACAGTGGTGCATTCACAGGTGATGTTGGGA